GGTCAGTTTACCACCGTTAAATGCTATGGATGACGTACCAACCTGTGTTTGTGTTACGTCATGTCCAGTGTCCCCCATCGCTGAGAACTTCGTCCACGTACCCGCACCTGCTGGGCTCCATTCCAGTTTGATTCGCACTGTGAGACCACTGTACCCACCGTTGGCGAATGTATAAAGACCGTTGGGAAACACCACACCAACGCCCAACCCCTCGACAGAGTTTCCATCTGTGGTCACAGTGAGTGTGGTTAGGATTTCAGCATTGATGACTTTTTCAAACAGTGTGTCTTGAAACTCACGTATTACAGTTTGATTGACGGTGCCCAGTCTTTTCTTCACTATTGCACCTGGTATTCCTTCGATTTCAACATCGTTAGCTTTCACATTTTCAATCGAGTCGATCTCACCATCACTGATGAGCATGAGCATATTCAACTGTTCTTTCACACCTGTGGTTGTTCTGAACCTACCTATGACATTAGGTGTTATCCGTGTGGTGCCGTACAGAACAGGTACTGCAAGACCTTCGTTCAGTTGGTTGAGAGACTGGTCCCATCCATAAGTGTTCGATTCGTCGAGGGAGAACCCACCCATGAGTTCAGCATTAGCGGTGGGCATCGGTAGGATCGCATTAACGAGTAACGAGCCACCTGCCATGATGACTGAGCCCCACAGTGCTGAACCGAAGGTTGCTGAACCACCACCGACTGTCATGGAGCCACCACCGACTGTCAGTCCTCCTGCCAGCGCACCACCAGCGGTGATGTAAGTAGCCACCACAGCAACGACAATCATCGCTACGGTTCGCAACACTGATTTATTACCATCGCCACCTCCACCAGCGATCACAGCGCAGATAGTTACTTCCTGTCCACCTGTGAGCAACGTGGTGCGGTCTGTGACTTCATTTCCATCAACAAACACCCTCCACTCCATGCCTTCTGGCATGTAAGCGTCAACCAAGGCACCAACCGTACTTTCAGGGCAGATGTCATGTGTGACCCGACCATCACGAGGGACGAACGGGTTCTTGACTACTGTCAGTCCTGCCATCGGATCGCGCCTTTATACCTCAGTGCCCAAAAGTGATTCCTCAGTTTAGCGACCGTGACGTTATGACCACTGATGACGTGTATAAACTCGCCACCACCTAACGACAAGCCCACATGGTTGATGAAATCTTGAGCCATGTAGTCCATTGAGAACAGCAGAACATCACCGTACTCAGCGTTTCGAATCTCCTCCCACCCACCACGATCCCTCCTGACAACTTGATCAATCCCCATCGAATCAAGTGCGCCTACCGCATAGTCAGGCAACTCTATTCCAAGATCATGCCGATATATCCATCGGACTAGACCCCAACAGTCGAACTCGTCAGGCCCTCTCCCTCCATCGGAGAACGACTTTCCGATGAGACTTTCAATCACTTGGAATAAGATGGAGTGCTGGTGACAGCAACGTCACCTCTTGAAATCCTAATCCCACGGTATCCAACGCCAGGGAATCCACCAAATCTTACTGAATTGTTGTAAGCCCTGCATTGAGTGAGAGTTCGGTTGCACTCGGTTCCTGCCCCCACATATCCACACCACTGGTCCTTGAACTTGAACCTGCACATGTTCTTGAGGCAGGTGTTTTTCGGAAACCGTCGGGAGAATGTGTTGGAAGCACTCAGTGTGAATGTGACCCACTCCTTGTTACAGGTCGCTGTGATCACAGTGTAGTCGAGTTGGAGCATGGGTGTGGTCTCACCGAGATTACCACCGTGGATGACGTACAGTGCCACCTGCGACTGAATCCCACCGTCAGCGTCGTCGATGTACCCTTGAATGGATCGTGCTACGTTACTGACCCTGAGAGTCACCTGTGGCAGTTCGTTTTTCTTCCAGTCACCTATCACATCGAACTCGAACGGGAACGCTATCCATGTCTCACCATTCCATGCGACATCAACCTCGTTTTGCACAAGGCGTATCGGATCGACTAAACCTGGGACTGTGATCGAAACAAGGATGAGAGATGGATCGTGGTCATCAAGCGAGTTGATAGCACCGATCAGTGCCGATGGTAGTGACACGCTCATGGTGCTTCTTCAAGCTCAATGGTCACGGATCGCAGGTTTCGCTTCATCACTTTGGGTTTGATACCGTTGGCAATGTACCTCGACGGGTAGACCGTAGCACTGATAGGGTGAGTCCAATTGAACACAGTTCCTTGGTTGGCGATGAAGTGAGCTTCGAGTAGGTCGTATTCCGTGGGAGGCAGTAGACTGAACGTCAGTGTCCACCTGCGCTTCTCTACAGTTGCTCTAGCGCGTGACTGAACGTGCCCTGACTCGAACTCGTTCTTGATCTGAGGCAGATAGACCTCTTCGTCGAACCCTACGTCTGGTTGGCGTATTCCTGTCGGCCATGCGCTCATCGTACCATCGCTCTCATTGCGTCCCTAGATCCACCTTCGTTTCGTTGCAGTCCTTCGAGCACCACGTTCAGTATCATACCACTGGTGGACTGTGATGCGTTGGATGACTCGGCCCTCACAGGCTCACCTGACTCGTTCGTGATGTTCACGGAGATGCCTGCTTTATTATTGCGTTGAGCTGATGTCGTAGTACTTTGTGTTTGAAGTGCTCCACCACCTACATTTAGTGTGTCACCCGCCTGTGTGTTGGTCAACCCACCTATCTTGCCGATCACACCTTCCATGATGCCTGCCACGATCTTAGCATTGGCAACCTTGGCGATGGACACAGCAATGGACTTGAAGAAGTCGTTAAAATATTCCTTAGCGTCCTTGATATTACCTTCCAGAACGTCGAAGAAGAATTTATCGAACGAGTCACCCATTGCTTTCGCTGTGGTGTCTGCGAACGATTCACCCATAAGTTTCATGTTGCCGTATGAAGTGTTCCAGTTGCTTTGAATCTTGGCTATCGCATTAGACATGCCTTGGACGAAGGGGTTGCTGAATTCGTCTGCATCTATTTTATTTACGTCCGTAAGTTCAGGGAACAGGTTTTTTTCAGGCTCAGTCGGCTTTTTGGGTTCTGGGGTTTCCCATTTTTCGGCTATGGCAGCGAATCTTTTACTTGATTCATCCATCTTTTTATTGAATTCAGTTAACCCTTCTGAGTTGCCCATGTCCTCAACACTTTTCAGAAAAGCCTTGTGTTCTTTCATAAGGTCACGTAACTGTTCTTTATGAACACCCAAGACATTCTTATTTACATCCATTGCAGGCGTTCGGTTCGCTAATTTCTTGTACTTCTCTATTGACTCATTGCGCCTAGCAAGTCCTTTTTCCACAGTAGACAGGTATTCATCTATGGGCATTTTCTTCAAACCACCGAAGAAATCACCGAACAAACCACCGAATGGTCCAGTTCCACTGATTTTAGTGTAGTTGGCACCCCTGTCTTTCATTGCCTGTGCAGCGTCTAGCTCACTTTTCATTACCTTAGTTTCATTTCTCAGGTCACGAATGCGCATGAGGTGCTGAAGGTTTGTAGCTGTTGTGAGTTCCTTCTCCTTTTCTATCCTCTCTTGAACCATTGCGATAGCCCTCTTCTGTACTTCTATCTGCTTGGCGTAAGGCGAGTCAATGCCTCCCAATTCCATTAACTTAGTGATTAACGTGCCCACAACTTGTTTGAGTATGTACATCGCATTAACCACACCTTGAAATAAGGTAATCATGGCTTGTCCGAACTGCTGGAATGAGTTCTGACCAACCTTCATATCACCTAGAAACAACTTGAACCCTACTTTCATCACATCCCACACAACAGCGGCACCTTCTGCAATTACGTCGAAGTTGTTTCTGATAGCTTGTGTGATACTTTCAATACCTGCCTTCACATCATCAAACACACCCTTGCCACCTATCTCAACCATGAGTTCAAACCACGCAGTCTTGAGGCGATTGATGCCTGCCTGCCAAGTACCTTCCATCTTCTTGATCATGCCTGCTCCATCTTTTTCCAGTGCTCGGAGTGTGGCACTGGCTAAGTCTACGGAATCGACGGTCATCCTCTTGAGCCCCTTCAGTAGTTCCTGCTGTGTCATATTCATCTCTTTAGCCACAATTTTCGTCAACTGTGGAATCTGCTCGACCAACTGGTTAAGTTCCTGCTTCTGAGCGTTGGTAAGCGCAGTCATCTGACGCAACGCTCTGGTCACACTATTCAGATTGTCGGCAGTCAGTGAGTATTTCGCCATGGCACCAATCAAACCTTTCATGGCACCAGATGTCGGGTCGATCCCCGCAGACACAAGGGCAATGAACTGTTTGGTCATGGTTTGCAGGTCACCGATGGGGTTCTGAAGTTGGAAATCCTTGATCCATTTGAACGCTTTTTCACCCTTCTCAGCGGTGCCCAACATACCTTCGAGTTGGATCTTCATCTTCTCAAGTGAAGAGTTAGCATCGATGAACGAGTCGGCTAATCGAAAGGCTCCTAGTGCGCCACCCAACCCTATCATCAATCCCTTGACAGATGTGATCGAACGTGCGACACCCAACACGGAGTTTTTGAACATTTTCATGGTGCGTGTGACACGTCCCATGGTCTTCGACATTTGGTCTCTGACTTTGAGCGTTACTGCTGTTACTGGGCTTGCCATTCTTTATCCAAAGTCCACGATTCGAATTGTTGGAGCCAAAATAGAATCTCTTCGTTGAGAGTCATGCCCACTGCTCTTATGACAACATCTACAGCAACGTAGTCCAGACCAATTCGGCCCGACATGTTGGTGCGCCACTGGGTCCATACCAACTGCCACATGTCCCAGACTTCCATTACGTTGTCGGGAACAGTAGGTTCGATTAAGTCTTCGGGCAGAGGGTCGTTTGGATACAACATCAACCAGTCTCTCCTTGCCCTGGGCGATTCTGACTGGTGCCACGTCCATGCCCGTTTTACTTTTCCACGAGATCAGTCGATGGAAAAGTCTTAGTCATACAACCTTGAAAGAGTTCTTGAACTTCACCGTAAGGCATAGTGTCAAGCTCCATAAGATTGTTTGGAAAGAGCATTTCCAAGGTTGCGTTCATGGCGTCATCGAAGATTTCCACATCTTCACCCAAAGAGAGGAGGCTAACCCCCTGCTCCTTGAGTGCTTTTTTGATGGGTCTTGTTATGAACCGTGCTTCTAGTTTAGGCGTAGCTTGAGACATCGTTGGTCATCGTAATACGGAGAGGATACCCATTACTCCCAACGCTGTGATAAGCTCTGAAAGAGACAGGTTGGTATATTGTACCCTTCCCTGATTTTTGCAACCTCTCTCGTGGGAAAAGAGTTTCCTGCAAGTCGAAACTTACAGTCTGTACTTCGCCAGACACGGTTCTCGTGCACAGGATTTCGATGTCGGTCACAGTGTTGTTGAGTGCCTTGTCGTAGAGGTCGGAGTTCTGGAACAGAGCGCTGAATGAACCTGTAATCTCATAGCCTACAAGGGGCAAACTGTGTCGGAACCCGTTACCACTGACTGTGTACACATCGCCATCGAGTACAGGCACGATAGATAGATTCATGCTGGTTGCGATGTTGTAGGTAGTCCCGTCGATCTTCAGAGAAATACTCTTGGCGAAGAATTTGTGGAGCGTGTGAGGAGATGCTGGCGCAGAGTCCATAGACGATGCACTCATGGTTTCGTCTTTTCCCATGATTGAAAGGTCGAGATTCACTTCTTGATTCAGCTCGAAGTTGATGCTACACCCACCAACCTTGCACCCCGTGTACAATTTGTACTCAGGCAGGTCAGGGAAACCTTCTTCGAAGGTGAATGATGGAATTTCAGCGTTGGCACTGGATGCAGGATCGAATGTGTGTGTCCAAGTTCCATCGAGGTTGTCAACGGTCGTAGGGTCAACACAAAGGGCCTTGAACCAGTAGGGTGAGTAACGAATGTCCAAGGGCACTACAACGTCACCAGACACATCAACGTGTCCGAACGATGGTTCAGTTTCGTGAGGTGAACCAGAATTGATCACCTCAGATTGAATCATGTTCTCAGTTGAGCCCATGTCACTTGAAATAAAAGGCATTTTGATGCTATCACCAGGTGTGATAGTCGGGGTGGTCCCGTAAGTTGATTCGAAAATCAGGAGGTTTTCCTGAAAAAATCCACGTGCGTCGGCCATTTGAAATCCTCCTTAGAACTCGACAGATGAAATGCCGAGTGTGTTCGGCATGGTAAATGTGGCTTCCAATACACAGGAAGTCAATGGGTGGCCCTCGAATTCCCAGCGGGAGTCAAGCGACTGAAGCGTGATGTTTCGGTCGAGGATAGCGTCGTTCAACTCTTTGGCGAACGCATCGGTTATCTCTGTGAGCTTATCGACCACAATCATGGTCACCTCATCTTCGGTGTCACGGTCCATGTTCGTAGCGTCAGCACAGAATGCCAACGTGTAAGACCAGTTGTACATGTCTTGGAACTGACTCAGTGAGTCACCGTTGGGTATGATCACACAGAACGGAGTGTTGTCCTGAGACCCCACAGCACCACCTGGATGACCTACGAAAACCGTGATCGACTGACCGAACTGGTCGAGCACTGTGGCGTCGATCAACTCAAGTGTGTCCTTCAGGAAAGTGATGAACCTAGACGGTTTGAAGTTAGGTCTCACGCTGACTTCTTCTGGGTCATTGCGTTGTATTTCATCATGAACTTGTCAGTGAAGATCTTCACGATCTTACGTCGGTTCGAAAGTAGGTATTTGGAGATGAACGGGTCGGCAGGGGTTACGATCACACTCTTCTTCGTGGGGAGCCCAATGGCTGCGAAGTACGCTCTCATAGATTTACTCACAGGGAGAGTCCTGCCTGTTTGCATTTTCTTCGCCCACATGACGGCAGACCTCGACAACCACCCGATCTTCACTTCGTTCTGGAACGACTTATTGTCGTAACCAATGGCACGAGCCATGTATCGATTCTTGGACAACTTTGAACCCATCCATCGGTTGGCACGTCTGAGGTGCTTCTTCAACATCTGTCGATGAGTGGTGGACTTCTTCAACTTGTGAGGCAGGTGGACTGCTTTGCGAATTGTCTTCTTGTTGCCTTTCCTGTCACTTGAGTACATGCGCTGGCTCCTAAACGCCAACTCACTGGAAGAGTTCAGAACACTTTGCCTCAGCGTTCCACGACCTGATGTGATGTCGGACTTCATGTCTTTTTGAACACGCCATCCAGTAGATCCTAGCGCACTCTTGGCAATTCTAGGAGTCTTCTCAACCAACTCAGCGAACAGAGGCCCAATCTCGTCTTCCATACTCACGGTGAGACCTAACCCACCACCGAAGGAACCGCGGACCTTGTAGCTACGATTGGCGTAATTACTACCTGCCATATCTGGTCTCCCTGACCAGTGTCAGGCTAAGGACACCAACGTCTTTCTTGATTGCATTTATGTGGTAAACGACACCCTCACTGCTCGATACACGATCCATTAGTTCAGCTTCGCCAACTATCTCACAATGGAGCATTACTGCCAGTCCTTCATCGTCTGAGTCGAAGTCAGAGAGAGTGCCGTTAAAATCTTCTGTACTACCGTCCCTAAATGTGATAGTCCATGCAGATGCCAGGAGTCCCGTATCAGCTACGGAACTCCCAACAAAGGCATTCATCTCATCAAGGACGCTCACGAATTAGTCGAGATTCGTGATCTTATACAGAGCATTAGGATTCACCACTGCTTCGTCAGTGTACATACGAGTACGATACACTTGTGACGCAGTTTGTTCCTCACGATAATTATCGACATTCACGAGGCTACGACCCATTTGGCTCCACAACACAGTGCGACCGAACTGACCAGGGTCAGAGATCCCACCACGAGGTTTTACCAGCAAGAACGCTTCGTCGGCACTCCACACTTGTGATGCGGTAAACGTGTCGTCGTCAGCAACATTCACGATGGCAGTGGCGAGTTTAATCTCGTTCACACCAAGGTAACTTGCAACCAGGGCGCGTCGTTGATCTTCGGGCACACCTTCGACGTTGTTCACGTACTTAGTGCGTTCCTTGAAATCAGTCGATTCAAGAATCAGATTGTAAGTCGCTTCAGGGCAGACAAACAGATCAGGGTCTTGACCGATCAAGTTACGAACAGTGATGATCGCATCTCGAACGTCGGACTTAGGAGTACACGTGGCAGATGTCGCCCAAGACGTACTGACAGCACCAGTGTTGGTGCTGGCGGTAGCGACTGCTTGAACACGTTGTTCGTGTTGACGGAGAAGAACGTCGGTACACCTGCGTACAGCAGATTGCTCGTCGTCGAAACCAATGTTGACAGCACTTTCAGTGTCGTCGATTGGTTCTTCATGTCCGTACTCTTTACAAGTAAATTGCTTGCTTTCGAAAGCATGTGTTGATCGACTGTAAGCAGACCCCGGGGCTCGCTTAGTATCGACGTTTTTCAGCATCTCACCTGGTTTCACATACTTGTAGCTCGCAGTCTGAGTAGCACTCCCCCATTGGGGCATGATGTCCATTCCAACGAACCCAAAGCGTGATGCTTCAAGTGCGAATTCGTTCACTAACAGAGCCAAGTCTGGTCTGAGGATAGTTCCTGTGTTTTGAGCCATTTCTCAGACCTCCTTAAACTGCGGTTACGGGAAAAACTTCGATGATCGACCCGTCGCCTGCGCCTGCGGTTAATGCAGTGAAGCGGATAGTTCCAGATCCAGGATCAGTGTCACCCACTTTTCCATCAGCCAAACCATACAGGGCACCACCAACAGCAACAGCTTCGCCAGCGATGGCAAGCATAGTTCCAGGGTGATTGATCAAACGTACAGCGACTTCGACGCCACTGGCTACGGCACGTTCGGTAAAACCGATACAAGCCTCATCAGCATCAGCATAGACCACGGTCCCTGCTGAGAATTTAACACGAGCATGTGCAACCAACGCTTCACCAGCGTCGAAAGTACGTACCCCATCATCATTGTAAGCAGCCATTCTTAGGACCTCCCTGTGGATTTGGCGTAAAGTTCTGGTTGCTCAAGAGCAACGATTGACATCGCACTGGAAAGAGCGATTTTGTCTTCACTTGCACGTTGTTGTGAAAGTTCAATGAAGCTCAACTCTTTCTTGCTTGCACCAGTGCCAGCATGTAGAGCGTTGTCATTAGACTTCTTGAGTTCAACAATCTCGGCTTTGAGTTCGTCGTTCTCCTTCTTCAACTCAACAACTGTTGAGCCGAGTTCTACGTTCTTTTCAGACAGAGAAACATTCAAGCGATCCTTGAATTCACTCACATCCATACCCTTCAGAAAGCAATCACTGGCGAAAGACTTATCACCACTGAGTTCAATCATTTGGGAAAGAACATCCTGAGCCGAAACTTTTTGGGGCGTCGGTTCACCACCCTTTCCTTGTCCAGACATATTATCCTCCACGTCAGACTCCTTGGAAAAATTGGCACTCGCCCCGTTGACGGCACCATGGTAAGTAAATGAGGATTCCACGATAGGCACCTCTTTGAGGTAATGCAACGGACCTTCGTATGTCTGTCCATTTGCCTCAAGTGTTTCACCATCTTCCACTTCCAGAACCACGCAGTCACGTGGATGGAATTTCATGGAACATTCGTATTCGAGTTTCTTTTTCGCCTGTAAGATCACAGCGTGTTCGGTGTCGATGAATTCACCACTGAGTGTGATCCTACCTCCCTCAGTGGACATTCCGTCGATTTCACCAGCGATCTTGGATTCGTCGTGGCCAATAAACGCAGGGATAACGTCCTTGCGTAGCTTCACTGTGGCTATATCCACAACCAGTCGATCACCCTTGTATTCGATGATCTGACCCTCATAGGGAACCATGGAAAATCGCTTCTCATTGAAGGTGACACTCGATCCAGTTGAGGAGCGTAGTGCTATTGGGTCATCACTCAGCTTTTTCATCTTCGTCCCCGTTGATGTACTTGAAGAAATTCGTATCGACTTCTGCGCTGTTACCTAGAATGTCTCTCCACCCGAGGTCTTTCACACCTGTCTCTTTTGATATGGCTTCAGCGATTTCCTGAGCCTTGCGGATCTCAGCATTGCGTTGTATAAGGATTTCATCGAGATCCCTGCCGTAACCAAGTGCTACGTCACGGTTCGTGCTGAACGAGTTCGCCAACATCTTGTTCGCTGTAGCTTCCTTCAATGGATCGACTGAGATTTCCCTAGGTGGCAGTGCAGTCACAGACCATCTGGATCGTGGTCGTGCGAGAACTCCTTCGCCAATCCACTGATTTACCTTCCAATTCAGGAGGGGTTTGTACACATAGTCCAGAACGAACTTGTGATGGCGATTCATAGCCCTCTTCACAAGTTGGATCGAAGCACGTGCTGAAGAGAAGTTGGTTTCACTGAAGTCCAAAGACAAGATCTCAAGCGACAGACCTAGTTTCAGTCCCGCCAGCCTCATCATCTTGGTCATGAACGGTCCGAATTCTGCCATCTGAAGCGTGGAGCCGACATTCTTAATGTCTTCACCAGGATTGAGTTCTACGATGCCACCTGCTTCGATAGCCCGTTGAGTTGTGGAAGCAGGTTCTGAGTTCTCAGGGTCGGACTCTTTCGTGATGGCAACAGCATGTGCAACGCTTGTTCTAGCACCCACAATGCAGGCTTCAATATAAGAGTCAATGTCGTCAAAGGTCGTGGCACACGAGGCAAGGATCGGCAGTCCACGGGTTTGTGAGATGCGTTCCCTACGTGCAATGTGGAGCATCTTCTTAGCTGAGATGATCACATCTGAGTTGTCGTCATCATTGACCACACGGTAGGAGACAGCTCTGCCTGACTTCGTGGTTCTTACACCGTCAACCCATTCGTCACGACCCCCTATAGAGTCTGACCTTACTCGACACCCTTCGATGAGTAGAATTTCCCCGTCGGAGTTGCGTTGATGGATAAAGACATCACCGTCCCGCAGGACGGATCGAAGGATGATACGGTCGAGGTCGGTGCCAACGAACCTACGTGTATGGTCTGCTTCCTCTCCCCACCAGTCTGACCACATTTGTTCGACTTGTTCGGACCACTTGCGTTGAGTTTTGGAGTGTGAGGAAACCTGAAGGTCCACCCCATCACCAATGACAAGATCCTCAACACGGTCAAAAGCGGCAGAAACAATAGGATTGTCACGCTCCATCTCACGAGAGAGTTCACGAAGTTCTTCAAGTTCCCAATGAGTGAGTTGCTTGTCAGCATGTCCGTGGACTCTGCTTCGAGGGTTGGCGTGTGCAGACCTGTAGCGCAGTTCAACGGATTCACTACGAAGTTGTACCTGACGATCACCTTTCATGCCCACGCTCCTTTACGGGAGTATGAAGCCACCTTGAAGCGAGGGTTGTTAGATCCACCAGATGTGGCAGTTGTGCGTTTTCCTGCACGATCAAGCGTTGATTTGATGTTTTTGAACTTGTCATATTCGAGTTCGAACTCAACAGTTCCAGTCTTAGACTTGGGAATCGCAGGGAAAACAATGGACGCAGAATCGTACTCCGACCATGCTGTGTTCAGATCACCACTACGATAAGCATCCAAACACGCTTGCAGGTGCGTTTGAAATTGTGTGAAAAATGGATCTGCCATAACACAAATGTACACTTGGGAACCGACAGTGCAAGAATGCTGTTTATAGATCAATAAATCACAACCTTGCACTGTCGGTTCCCAAGGTTACATTTAGGTCAACACGGCAAGAGAATACCATGGGAACCACAGTTACTGAATTCTACGGTTACGCAACACAGGTGAATCGACACACTGGGTTGGAGATGAACGATGAAGCTGATGGTTACTCAGACGTTGCCACACTGATCACACCCAACAGGCAGGGTAGCTCACTATTGATTATAGCACCCTCCACCAACGATGGTGACTTACTTGTCAAAGTGAATGGTGGGGCAGGGATTATTCCCATCACGGCAGGTCAGGGTCGCACACTGGACGACATGCCGATAAAAACATTTCAGGTAACGAATGCCGACGCAACGCATAAGTACCACTTTGAACTTTACTTGGATTAAGATATGGGTGGTTCGTTAATAGGTGGTGGTGGAAGATTCCTCACAAGTGCTGTTATACTAGGCTCAATAGACGCAAGCCTAGCAGCTAATCTCCCAGCGTCCCCAGCAATCGGGGACATTTTGGTTATCTCAGTCGCGGGAACTTTCGAG